GAACAGAATAAAAGAAATTTTAAAAGAGAAAGGCATAACCCAACAAGAATTGGCTGAGAAATTAGGTGTTACAAGAATCTCAATAGTAAAAACATTAGCAGGTAATCCATCACAAGAAACTCTTGAAAGAATTGCTAATGCCCTAAATGTACCTATGTGGCAACTTTTCGCATCACCAAATGAAGTAAAACAAACGGGAAATTCTCTTATATGTCCTAATTGTGGTACCCCCCTTGAACTCAAAATCAAAGAGTAAAGAAAGAGAGCGTTTCACAACGCCCCCAATCCAAAACACATAAAATATATCATTGCAGGCTTTTAAGTCTGCTTTTTCTTTTTCTCTTTACTCGGCTGGAACACTAAGGTATGTCCGTCAAGCCTTGCAGATATATCCGCTATGATAAGCGACTTTCCGCTACCCGTAGGCAAAACCATGATAGCGTTTGTTTTCTTTGCCTTGTTATTGAAGAAGGAAACGGCTGCATCAGAGGCTTTTTGTTGGTAATCACGTAGCTTGTATGTCATTTTATATCTCCTTTCAGTAGTTCGGGGTTATCGTAGATATTACCTTTAACTACAAACATTTTGTGTGTCTGTTGAAGAGTATTTTCTACAAAGCCATCCCATCCAACCCAGCATCCCTCTTGGGTACACCATTTGACCTCAAATGAAAGTCCTATGCGATGTTTTCCAAGCGTTGTAATATAGTCAAGTTGTACAATATCCCCCTCATAAATCTCTTGTCCGTTCTTATCTCGTAATCCCGTGAACTGCCCGATAGTATCTTCGTTTACGCACTCATTAAACAAATCCATGCCAAGCCCGTGCAGTTCGGCATATACCCATTTGCCATTGTTGGTACTTTTCCCTCTGAATTTAATTGTTCTCATAATCCTTTCTCCTTTCGTAACTTCTTACTAAGTGCCTTGTAATACTTGATTAGCTGTTCATAATCAAAATCTGATTTCTTATAATTTTGAGGATTATCCTTCGAATCTTTTATTTTCCATTTTAATAAATCAAACTTCCGTTGTCCGATTTTAGCAATTAGATTTACCCGATAGCCTTCCAAATGGTCGGCTTTGAATCTGTTGCAGTGTCGGCATTCCGCATGGCAGTTATCTTCGTCAAAGCGGGTAGCCAGATGCGTGCGGCTGAAATAGTGACCGCAATCGGCTTGCGCAAACGGCTTTATCTGCCCACAAGAGATACAGCGAAAACAACCGTTAGGCATACAATCACGAAGCCGGATGAAAAGGGAAAACTCCTTGTCGAGTTTAGCTTTTAAATCCGGCTTCTTCTTTATTGTTACCCCCGCTTTATCAAACAGAGGTAAAGGCTTGTCTTTCTTCTTAGCCTTTCGTTTTATATAGTACGGCATTCTACTATTGGTTTACACAATTCAACAACTCTTTTACAATCCTCCACATCAAACATCCCTATGTGGCAAACTTCACGTGGTATATTCAGTTGGTTAGAAAGCCACAGATAAGCCTTGTTTCTGTTTGATGTATTCGGGATATGTTTCTTCCAAATCTTATTGATAAGATTGGTTTTGGCTATCTGGTCGAAATAGAAATGGGCTTCTTTCTTGGCTTCCCTCAATTCCGCATTTGCCAAACGCCCTAATGCCAGGTCTGTACCCTTATGAACGCCTACATAAGCCCTGCAATCACGGCAGAGGTAAATCATGCCGTAGGAGTATCCGTAGATTACAGAACTATCCACGTATTCGGTAGGCTTGCCACAATAGGGACAAATCTTACCAGTTAATATTTCATTCATAGTTTTCCAATTAAAAGCCCCGAAGCGTATTCTCCGGGGCACAACCATTCTTTACTAACCCTTGCCATTTATGTGTGGCTCACATTTATGTGGAGATGGGGCGATTCGAACACCCAATTAAGGACTTATCCTTTTGCGCTACTTCTAAGGTTAATTACTCCTTATATCTCACGTACCGTACTTTCTACCATGTGCACCTCTCGAAAGTCAAAAGCACTCCACTGCGCACCCCCATTTTCGCCCGCCCCATCTTCACAGACCGGACAGGCAGGTTAACAAAGTTATTCCATATAAGCCATTGAAAACTCTTTCGGAATAAACCGCCCGACCGGGATAGGTTTAGCAGATTCAATGGCTGTATGGATTTCCCTCTTTCTGAACTCATGTCCCTTTTCTTTGGCTTGTTTCTCACATTCTTCCTCTTTGTTTTTGAGATAGTGGGTAATAAGCATCATCGCTCTGTCAACGTTGAAGGTGTTCACGACAAAAGTCTGAACTCTCTCGTCTTCATTCTCCCCATCCGTGAATGTGATTTTCGTCTCAATCTGGTAGAATTTCTTTTCATTCGGTTTAGATTCTTCGTCACTATCTTCCGTCTCATCGTCCATTTTGTCAACGTATTCTGCCATAGTGATTTCATTTTTGAGATAGGCAAGCGAAGCATCATCAACCTTGCGTTCTTTCAAGTTGTCAGTAAGAATCACGCAAGAATCGAACTCCTTGACCATTGTCAAGGTGAATCCGAACATATAGTTTAGTTCGATGTAATCTTTCAAGATACTACAAGAATTCTCCAATCCGGTGGCATACAGCAGGAACTTATGTTTCTTGTCACCTATTTGTGCCTGTGCAAGATAGGGATATAAGAATTTGTTCTCGTTCTCGAATGCCAATCGGTTCTGGTTACTGACTTCCACTTCCTTAATTCCGTCAGCTTCCATACTGAAACGAATTTTCGCCAAAGTGTCTTGGTCTATCAGCGTACCACGGTCGAAAAGAATTTCATTCCGTTCGATGGTTACTGTTTCACCTGTATCTTCATCAATGAAAGATTCCTCCCATGTTTTGAGGACACGTTTTGCAAGGTACATGTTGAGCATCTTTTTCGGATCAGATGTCACATACCTGATTTCTGTTTTTCTTGTTTCTATCATAACTAAATAAATTCTTGATTTCTTTGTATTTCCTGCTGGGCATATATCAGCATTTGATGTTCATTTGCAGCCGGCAGATAGATACCAGCCACCGATGCGCTCCAATTACGGAAACGGTCAATGCTCAGGGTCATTTCCCCCGTTGTCAGTTCGGCAGAGCTTCTCAGATAGGTTACTTCATTGCCTTTCTTGTTGACCGTCTTACGTTCAAACAAATCACGGTTGCAAGTCCTCTTATAAAAATCAATTTTTGCTTCGTCGAGACTGCAACCGTACTCACTACCGAAATACCCTAAAAGAAGATGCAAGTAGCTGTTTTGGGCAAGCGTGCGGTTAGGTAGTTTCTTTTTCACTTCCACCACCGCACGTTCACTAAACAGCTTGTTTACATACTCCTTGAACTTGGGTATTTCATAATGATTTGATAAATTAAATATCATTTTTCTTTTTCCAAATATAGCCACCAGCCGTTTTCCTTTTGCCGAGCGTACAAGCATTGATACTTGATGCAGCAACTTGTGTTTCAAGAGAAGCCACTTTTGCACTTTCAAATTCAGCTATATAATTCATTTGTAATCCAAATTGCACAACTGGAATTGAATGAGTTATAGACATCTTTCTTTTAGAAAAACTTGAATGCTTTTTATTATACATTGGATGTTTTTCCCCTTTTCGGCTCATTGACATTCGTTTTTTAGTTTCTGCATTGATAACTTTACCTTTAGCAGATTTACTAAAACGGCTTTTAGTAATAGGATTATTATTGTTTTCCGTGCGAGTTACCCACCTTAAATTACAAACATTATTATCCGTTCTAATTCCATTAATGTGGTCTACCTCTGGTTTATTAAATGGATTGGGGATAAAAGTTTCTGCAACAATTCGATGTAACAGTCTTTTATCTTTTCTCAAAGTAACATAAACATATCCGTTCTTTACTCCAACATTTGGAGTAAGCACCTTATTAGGATTCCGAACTTTACCTGTATTAGAAACTTGATAATATCCATTATACCCTTTTACTGTTTTCCAAATCTCTTCCATATCATTCTTCAAGTCGAACAGCATACGCTAAAAAGGCAAATCATCCTTTACATTGCCATTAGCATCAACCGGAGGCGGAAAGTTCTGCGGCTGTTGCTGATAAGTCGGTTGTGGCGCTGGCTGTTGTATCGATGTTGTCTGTTGGGATTGAGATACACCGCCACGCGCTTCTATTTTATAGCATCGAATGGATACCATACGTTTGAATTCTCCGTCTTGATTCGTCCAAGAACGCCCTTGTAAGACAAATGATACAGTAACAACATCACCCTGATTAAAGCGGTCAAGTTCTGTACACTTGTCACCCGAAAACTCTAAGGGAATAATGTTCTCATACTCGCTACGCTCTCCCGTATAAGGGTCGTAAGTGGTAGCATCTAAAATAAACTCCCGTTTTGTAAATGAGGAACCACCGTTTTTGGATGGTATTTGAACAGTTTGTCCAATTTCGATTATCCGTCCGGTTATTTGGTTTGCCATTAATTTTCTCCTCCTAATATCTTTTTATCGGTTATAAGTTCTCTGTTTTCTTCCAAAAACCGGATAAATTCCTCACAATGATTAGTAAGAATAGGAATATCACGTTCAGGATTGAAAACGTATGTTTCCGTATAGGTATCTACCACATAACCGCCTTTGTTGAACTCTACAATGTTATACTCAAATGTCCGTACATCCGAACCGTTCTGCATCAAAGCATAAGGATAAACAAGGTGTTGATGGTGGTCTTTGAACTTCCCTACGGTATAGCTTCCGGTTGTTTTGATGTCGTGGACGCTGGCCGGCATCAGCTCGTCAATTACCCCATAAACCAAAACATTGCCGTATGCAGTAGGCAAGATGGCTTCTACTCTTTGTTGGGTTAATGCTCCTTTGTAGTAGTTGGCAAACTCGCGGCAAAGGTCAATGTGAAAAGTGAAAGTGCGATTGTTGTAAACAGCTTTTATCCCGTAAAGTTTTCCGTCATCGTGATATGCCTTGCTAATTTCCATTATAGAAGATTTACGGTTCTCAATCATACAATCAATTATTTCCCCAAAACACGTTCCTCTATCAGCAGCTTCACTATCGAAAGGTACTCTATTTATCCTATCAATAAGAGATTGGAATTGTTTTTCCCTAAACTCATCCTCATCGCATGGGGGATTATCAGAAAAAGCGTAATATTTTTGATATATCTTATCACTATCTATATAATTTTGATAAGAATCCAGCAACGTTGGGTATATTTTGTAAGATATTTTACTCATTCTTATACCTCCATTTGTAACCACCTGCTGTAAGGAAGCTTCTTCTACCTATACAGCAACTGATAATATTAGCATTGTTAATACCCGTTTGTCTTTCAGCCTCTTTAGCACTTTCAAATGTACTTATTAACGTACCATCCTCTCGACACTGAACAACGGCTTTTGACATCTTCGGGTGATTTATTTTCTTTTTGCTAAACCGTTCGTTTCTTGTTCCGTAATTAGCATTGTATCTCCATGTGCACCATTCTAAGTTAGAAACAGAGTTATTGCTTTTAACCTCATCTTTATGATTTACACATGGTAAATTTTGCGGATTAGGAATAAACGTTTCGGCAACAAGTCTATGAAGAGATTTATATTCAACTTGTTGTTGTTTCCATAGTGATATTCGTAAATATCCACTCCATATTTTATTAGGCTTAATTATCTTTCCTGTTATCTTTCTAAAATTACCATACCTGCTTTTAATAAGCCTATCTAAAGAGCGAACTCTACCAAGGGTACTTACTTGATAGAGTCCTTCATAACCTTGAATGTCTTTCCAAATCTCATTAGGCTGCATCTGAGTATATTTTAGTTTCCTTATTGAATATCAGTCCCAAAGCCTTTACCTTTGCAGCAAACAAACTTCTCGCCATCATCAAAGAACTACCAACATGTTCAAACTCATTAATCTGGGCAGCGAACTCATTAGCGGACTTGGCATCAGTTATAAATTCGATACTTTCTTTGATTTCCTCTATCACCTTATCATACTTTTCTTGTGCCGCTTTCTTCGCTGCAAGCATACCCAAATACGAATTGATTATCTTGGTAGTGATAAAGTCGTTCTTGGCGGTTGGATTACCGTTTTTGTCTAGGATGGTAGGAACCTCCATTACTGAAGGAAGGTTGCAGGTATTCTTACCATCATTTCTTGAAGTCGGGTCGAAAGTAATGGTACGTCTTTGTACCCCTCTTTCGCTTTTCATTTCAAGATAACCGAGCAAATCCAGTTCAGTAACGATGGAATTGTAGGATTTCTCACGTAAGGCAGGGATAAACACCGTATCATCACCTTCTTTTCTTGTGTCGCGATGGGCAACGAAAATGATGTGCTTGTTAAGCCCCGAGAGTGTTCGTGTCATCCATGAAAACTCCGCATTGATACCGCTCCAATCCCTGATAGACGGTTGGCGGCTGCCACATTTATAAGTAATGATGAAATCCATCATCTTACCGATTGTATCAACTACAATGGTCTGATAAACAGACAAATCCTCCTGCAAGACCTGTTGAACATCACTCCATGAAGTGACCTGTACAGTATCTATGTTTTCCAAATGCGCCATATTCATACGCTTAACGCCATTATCGAAATCCAATAATAACGGTTTCGGTGCGCTCAATGCCACTGTTGATTTTCCCATACCAGCCTGACCGTAAATCATCATCTTTACAGTGGTAGGAATTACTAATTCATTTGATTTTTTAATAAGACTCATAATCGTAAAATTTAAAGGGTTTATATTACTTTCATTCTATTCAAAAATCTATTGATCGACTCCAAATTGTACCAAATCATTTTTCCATCTTTGGCAAATGAAACCTGGGCGTTATTCCTAAGTTTATCAAGGTAATCAACGCTACACCCCAAATAAGCCATCGCTTCATCCTTATTAAGCCAAAGTTTCTGTACGGATTCAACCTTTCCTCTTTTCATATCATATCTTTCAGAAATTCTATTTTCTCTTCTCTAATCCGTCTTGCCCTACGCATATCCGAATGGAAATCCTGATAAAACGTAATTGAAAACACACATAATAAACAACAGGCGATAACAGAACGGGCTATTGGTGGGAAATCCATAGTGAATTTCATGCCAGCCAAACGCTCATATAGCATGGTCGCCAGTTCTCTTCCATTTCTTACATGAAGAATCTCGAAAGCCTTCTGCAACTGGTTGTTTATTGTGCTCACAGCCCTGCATTTCAAATCGGCTATCTCCTTCTTCTCATACCCTTGTGCATACATTCGTGCCGTAATCTCGCATTCAGGTGTAAGTTCATTAAAAACTCTCCTCATAATCGTGTAAGTCGGCTGATTAATAATTGCGGATAACCTCAATATATCCGGCTTCCCTGTTAGTGTCCACCGAATACAACGTTTGCTCCTTGTCTATTATCCGGTCAATCCTTGCCAACCTGTTAAGATCAGCGGTACACCTGCGAAGCTGTCCGGCAAGCTTGTCGCTAAAGTCAAAGCTGATTCTGTCATTCTTCTTTTTCAGCTTTTTCTTGATTTCTGTTCTTTCTTTCAGTTCTTTTGCCATAAGAATAAAATTTAATTAATGATTCGTGGATGGTAAGGGAATCGAACCCCTCTCAATCGTGCCAATTGGTTGCACAGCACGAAGCTCTAACCGATAAGCTAACCATCCGATTAAAAAAGGTGCACTATCCTCACGGACGGCACACCCAGTACAAACATCAAAATAAAACACGAATATCTAATCTATTATCAGAACAATGCTTTTAACCGCATTCTTGAAATGATCAAACTTCTGTTGCAAATCACTCCAAGATTTATACCATGTTTTTTTCTCTTCAGCTAATTTTTCGTTAGCCTCTTCCAGTTCTTGCACACGCCTTACTAAGTCTTCATGCGTCATGCCTCTTAATTCTTCCACTGTCATAATCGTATAAGTTTAAAACATCGTTAAAAAGGTAGGAGTCGAACCTACTTCTTGTAAGCCAGATGAATATAGAAATCAGAATATGAGTTAATACCAACAATTAATTGCTTACACGCATTCCAACAATGCTACTTCATAAATTACCGCCCGGCTGGTTTACAAGGTTATTGTGCACTCATACCCATGCGCCTTGTGCCGGATTTGAGGTCTACCTTTTAGCGGTATTACAATTTGTCATTTATTTCAACTCTTTATAAGAGATTCTTATTAGAAAAGCACATCCGGCACATATAACACCCATTATAGTGACAGAGAATATTTTCATAGGACTGTAAGTAGTGATAGCCCCGTAAAGCATACCGGCAGCGCATATACTAACCAATATGGATAAAATGAATTGGATTGTTTTCATAATCGTATAAATTAGTTGGCTCCCCTGAACCAATTCGATTGGCAACATCACGTTATTGTCAGGGGATTTTCTTAATTTTGAGGTGTCAAATCTAAAAATCAAGAAATATGAAACAGTTTATTGAAATTCCCCAAGGGGAAGAGATTGTATTGATTAATGTAAATCACATTTCAGCCATTGAGACTGTCACATTCGGAGAAAAACAACTATGTAAAATTTATGTATCTACTCCCCATCAACGGGATGGTTGGGTTGCTGAGACTGGATGCCTAATAATCCAATCCAAGTTTTCAATCTCTCATCTTCGCCAGCTGATAGAAGAAGCTCTTTAGAGGTCTTACCGTCAAGGATGAACTCTACCCAGGCTTGAACGGCTTGGGTAGTTGAGTGTGTGCCTACTTTCAGAAGAAGCTCTTTGCGTAACTTCTGTTCTTTTCTCTTTCTGAAATACTGAATTAATCTTTTAATCATCTTTCTTCTCTTTATTGGTTGAATATAACTTCTCGCTCCACTCTCTTATAGTCCTATTCACATAATGGACTATACTATCATCCGGTAAGTCAGATACTAAGATATCCGGCATATCTTTGCCTGCTTCAGCATTAATAATTGAATAAAACAGAAATCTGTATGCTTGCTTATATTGGATAAGCTCGTCTTTCAATTTACAGATAGCATTTACATCCATATCGGTAAATCTGCTTTTTCGCCTATGTTTCATAACAGTTTTTATTTAATCATAATTATAAAGTGATTTAACCTTATCCCTTATTTTAAGTATCTCTACAAGAACTTTATCGCCAACTCCGCGATATTTCTTGAAATCTTCATCAGGAGTTCCAATCAACACCTCTACATTAATTGATTCAATAGTGTATTTCACTTCGTTGCGCATACACCAGTTCACTTTCATAAATCCTCCCTGACACAAAGCCCGGATAGCCATCGTGCGAAGTTTCTTTTCGACTATTCCCATATCTATCTATTTCATTATTTCGCCAAAAGCAAATATTTAAATATCCTACTGCCTTTTACTTAAACTCTCTATGAATTGAATACGTAATCAGCCCAAATGTCAATGAATTGCACGCCTGCGTATTCCGAAAGTTCTCTTGTTTTAAAGAAAATCCGAGAACCAATGTACGCAATCGGATTAGAAACACCGATACTCGTACCTGCATACGCAATTCCGCCATTCGCATTCGCATAGAATGGCGACCGACTCACTACACGGTACTTCGGTTCATTACCCATTTCGTCTATTGGGAGGTAAAGGACAAAACAAGGGAAGTATCGTAATTCATCCGTTGTAAATTGTGGCTTCCAACCCTCATTAAGTGCGGCAGCAATGATGCGGAGTTTAAGGTAAGCATCTACATCGGGCTGATTTCTTAATCCAAAAAGGTCCCATGATTTCCATGCGTGTATAAGCGGATTATTTTCTCCGAGTTCCTTGCAAGCATCCTCGAATGTCTTTATACGTTCCGTTACATCTTTCAGCTTAAAAGCCTCTTTACCGAAGCATTTGTGAAGTTCGTGAATCACCTGTTCTTTCGAGATTGCAGGATAATTCGTCAATACCTTGTATAATTCCTGCAAATTTTCATGTTTCACTTCTACTGTTTCCATTTTGTTTTCTCCGTTCATAATCGTGTAAATTAAAGTTTGTGCCTGTACCCTAATCGAATAGTAGAACCGTATTTCAGTTCTGTACAGGCTATATTGTCGAAGATAGTACAGACGCCCAACCTGTATGCTTACTGCTCAAGGACGTAATTTTGCGGTATCTTCTATTAATTGTTAAACATTGCACAGCTCACAAGCTCCAACTTGCTTATGTGCGTTTGTTATCTTTGGTTGGCAAAAACGGCTTATGAATTACACCGTAATTGCTTTTACAGAATTTCAAAGAACTAATCAATAGTACCCTACCCGATTCTCGCTATCGGTTGCCGTTCAATCCGTCTGTAGGGCTGTCGTGCGTTGCATAATCGTGTATTATGCGTATCGGCTGATACCTTGTACCCGGCATAGAGCATCGTAGTCCATGCCATCATCTTCACAAGTTTCAAAACCTTTTAAGGCATCTTCCAAACTGTCTATCTCATCCGTTATCAACTGGATAGCTTCTTTTTTGCTATCAGCATTGAACATCAGGCAGACAGCCTCTTCATCATTGTTATGGGCAGCCTCTAAATCTTTATAAAGGCTATCCAACTGCTGGTTAATCGTGTAAGCATTCATATCCATATCTTTTATGCGATTGACATCAGATTAGCTTTTTTGAAGCATCTGAATTCTTGGCGTTCAGTATCATAGTAAGTCTGGACGGTATCATTCTTTTTTCTGTTGTCAGTACCAGTGATGGCAGGCATCAGCTTTTCATTTAGTGTACCGTATGCCTCACGAACGGAACCGTCCACTTTTTTGAAGTAGAACTTCACTACCTTCTTTTTCATCTCACCTTTCAACTTCAAGTTAGCCCAAGCGACCTTCATTGCTTCGCTCATGGTGTAGCCATTACGCTTAACGAACTGCCAAGCAAGGCTCGTTACTTCGTGTAAAAATTCTCTTGTTCTCATAATCGTGTATTTTAATATGTTTATACTATTTGAAATCTGAATTAATCTTCGTTTCTTTGTATCAGTTTAATTTGATAATGCAAATATACTACTATTTTTCAGTAAAAAGAATCTAATACTGAAAAATAGTAGTAAAACAACACTATTTAACTATTGAAGCAGGTTATACCTTATTATAATATGAAGAAAGAAGGCAGAAATAGAAATTGGATAGCGTGGATAGCACTTGGATTAAGTGTTATTGCGATAGTTCTATCACTTTACTCTATGCACAACAGTAACTCTGTATCGCTTCAAAAAACATTAGAAATCTGTATATCAGTCATGGGAATAGGAATAACAGCGATTTTAGGGATACAGATATACACAATATTGACTATAGATAAAAGAGTACAGGAAAAAATTGAGGATGAACGAAAACTGTATAAGGATAGTAATTCCCAGCTAAAAGAAGATTTAAGGTCTCTTACAAGAACAATGCAAAGATTTACAACGGGGAATATTTATATTGTTAATGAAGAATACAACGAAGCTTTTTGTGTATTTTGCCTTGCAGCAATTGATGCTAATAAATTAGGAGAAAGGGAATTAGTGTCTATCAGTTTACAGCAGGCAGTGGATATACTACAGAAAACAAACTGTATCAATAAATGCGAAATAGTAATGAAGTACATGGATGAGTTAAAAACTGGAATGATAGGAATATCTGACGAAAAGGCTATTACGGTTTACAATGCGCTATTGAATTTGCCATCGTATGAATAAAGCTATTCATCTTTATCCTCATGGTTCCTTGCTATTCCAAGAAGAATAATTGCAATCCAAGGAATTAAGCCGCATAGATACATTATTAAGGCTTCTATCATAGCAAAAAAAATAAAGCGACCAACTCCAAAGTTGCGGTTTGAAGTTTAGTCGCCTATATAGTCCCTTACGGGAACAGTTAAACTTATTAGTCGAAATCATCCGCAACTTGATTCCGACACAAATATACTGAAAAATAACAGTAAAACCCCAAAAAGATGAGCACAAAAGAAAGATTTGTTGAATATTTAAAAATCAAAGGGATTGGGCAAACCGCTTTTGAAGAATCAGCTGGTTTATCTCGTGGAGCTATTGCCAAAAAAACGGGCTTTAATGCAGATTCAATAGAAAAGATAGCGTCTGCTTGCCCTGACCTTAATATAAATTGGTTAATAACTGGAATTGGCAACATGACAATTAATACCAATTCGTCAATCACTGAAACTCCAACCACGAATAAAGATATTAAAATACTTGATATACGTGTATGCGCAGGACATGGAATTGGATTTGACGGAAATGAAAACAAGGTTATTGGATATGTGAATATACCAGAATTTACTGGATGCTATGGAATAACCGTATATGGTGATTCTATGTACGATATGTATATGTCGGGGGATACAATCTTTGTCCGTGAAATAAAAGACAAACGAAACATAGACAATGGACAGCCGTATATGATTATAACAAAAGAAGACAGACTTCTTAAAATGATTCATATCGACTACGAGCGAAAAAAAACAATATTGTCTTCCTACAACAATATAGCCAATCCGGATGGGAAAAGAAAATATCCCGATATGGAAATTGACATAGATAATGATGTAATTCATTTATACAAGGTTGTAGGTAAATTAGCGAGAACGCAAATGTAGTTACAATAATAATACTATAAAATTCAACCAGTAGACATCTGATTGTTAACCTTTATTAATAAAGCTATGCCAAACACTCTACAAGAAAGTATGGAAGATGTAAGTTTTGCCTATATGCAAGCCCTTTGTGCATATAATGGATACACTATATCGAAAGCAGAACGAGACAATGATGGTGTAGATGCTACAATCAAGTGCAAAGGGTATCCGTGTAACTCTTCAGACTGTAGAAAACGTTCCCCGATCATTGATATTCAATTAAAAGCTTCATATGTAAAACTCAAAGAAAAGAAAAATGGGGATTACTCCTTTATACTCGAAGCAAAAAATTACAATAATTTGGTTATGAGCGATAGAATGACTCCAATAATATTAGTAGTTTTGCACATGGATAAAGATAGGAAGAAATGGGTAAAACACTCAAAATCGGCTCTAAAAATTACCAAATGTGCCTATTGGGTAAGTCTCAAAAATAATCAACCTACAAACAATGGAAGTAGTATAACCGTTGTAATACCCAAAGAGAACATTTTATCTTGTGAATGCCTTAAGAAGTTAATGATAAAAGTGTCAAAGGAGGAAGAATTATGAAAGACTTAAAAAGAGCCATAGATCTCATTACAGTAGAAAAGCTTGAAAAAGTTTTTTCTTTTTTAAAATGGCGTGAATTGGACGTTTTAATGAACGGAAGAGTGCGTCAATTTGTTTCCCCAGACGATGAATATGTAGCACTAATACCACTTGTTAAAGAGTTTTCCGATTACTATAGAGTGATGGGAGAAACTTTACAATCCATTGCATCTTTTGAAAACAGAAGTATAGAAGCATTGGTTAATAGAATATTAAACCCATCGTATGACATTCAGAAATGGCGTATAGCTAATAATTACACTTCAGATGGGAAAATACCATTCTTTAGTATGACAGATACTATAGAAAAAATAAAAGACGTTTTAGCTACAGCCTATTTAGACACTTTAAATCCTACAAGATTTCACAAAAAAGTCTATACAACAGATGTCAACAAGAATATTTCAGAATATTCTTTTGGACAAACTGAAATAGGAAGCTATATCCTCAATATATTGTGTCCTCTAGGAAATTACCAATACACTATTTTTAATCCAACAGAACAAGATATTCCATTAAACCGAAAAATCAATATGCGGCTATTGTCATCAATAGACAATATTCAAAAAGACTTAAAGAATAGTAACAATAACAAGGTTGACGAAGACGTAGACCAAGGATTATATAGCATAAATTTTTTAGATTCATTAGTTGACATTTATGATGAAACTAAAGATACAGAGATGAATATAATTGTTGATTGGTGCAAAGATATTGGATTTGTAAATGAGCCCCCAATATCCTCTATCAAATTAGAACCTATATTTATGGAAAAAGTTAACTTCATAGCAGATAAGTATAGGCCTAAAAAAGAAGAAAATATTAAGAAAACATATTATGGAAAAATTGAAAGCATTACAGCTAACCCTAAAGTAGAGGACAGGGAATATGTTCAAATCAAAATTGTTACTATTGGAGATGACAATAAAAAACTTAACATACAATCAAGATTGA